AGTAAAAGCTTACCCGATAAGGCGGTAAAAGATCTTAAATCTTTAAGATTAGATATTGATACTTATAGAAGGCTAACCTATCACTTAGAATCTATGCTTGAAGGTAGAAATGAAATACTTCTTACACCGCTAGGTAAAGATCATAATCCTGATAAAATTCTCGCTGAATTTGACGATGTGTTCAAATCACGCAAGCATCTGATGAATAATGTTCTAATTGACCTTGAGTTATCCAATAAAGCTAAGTACGGGCCTCGCTCTATTGAAGTACCTTGGTCAGATAGAAGAGATAGTCTATATAGTTCTTTTGAACATGATACCTCTAAACCTGAAATAGATAAGAAGTTCTATCCTAAGTCTAATTTACGTCCCTTATCTAAAGTAAATGCCATGAAACTCCTTAAGAATGACACTAATAGTGGTTTACCTTATTATACACGTAAGAGTAAGGTTAAGGAAAGAGTTTTGGATAAATTTGATTATCTAATAAATAGGATGGATCCCTGCATACTATTTACTAGGACACAAGAGCAAAGAAAGACTCGCAACGTTTGGGGATATCCAATCGCAGATACTCTACGCGAAGCTATGTACTACTTTCCTCTTTTGGAATATCAAAGAAAACTGGTTTGGAGAAGCGCCATTGTATCACCTTACGAGGTTAATCGTAATATGGATCGTATTATCCGTGAATCCATTAGGATAAATGGTGTTATTGTTTCCGCAGACTTTTCACTTTATGACACAACTGTGAGAAGAAATCTTCAGAAATTCGCCTTTGAATACGTTAAATACTTATTTCAAAAACAATGCTGGGATGAGATTGAGAATATAGCGATTAGGTTCGCAACTATCGGCATTTTAACTCCTGATGGTATAATTTCAGGTTGGCATGGCGTTCCTTCTGGAGCAAGTTTTACTAATGAAATTGATTCTATCGTTCAGTATCTAGTTGCTATAGGTCTTGAGTTTGTTAGATCGGAATATATACAAATTCAAGGTGATGATGGTGTATACCTATTACGAAACAAAAGTGAAGTTGAACAATTGCATAAACGTTTCGCTAACTGTGGTCTGAATTTAAATAGAGAGAAAAGCGTTGAAGCTAGTAATTATGCTACATATCTACAGAACTTATATCATCCTGATTATGTAGATGCTAACAACGTAATTAGTGGAGTCTATCCTGTTTACCGTGCTCTATGCAGGCTAGTATTTCAAGAGAGATGGTCAAACTTTGAAGATTATGGAATTGAAGGAAAAGACTATTATTCCATTCGAGCAATCTGTATAATGGAGAATTGCAAATTCCATCCTCTACACAAAGATCTCGTTAAATTTGTTCTTTCTAAGGATAAATACTCCCTAAGGTCTAGTGACTTGGGATTACGACGTTACGTACAGATGATGTCTGATTCAAAAGGTGCAGGGGGGATTCTTTTTAATCAATATGGTGATGAAGTAGGTGGTATCAGGAACTTCACTACTTTTAAACTGATTAAGGAATTGAGTTAAAAC